AATTTTATGCAGGTATAGGAGTAGGTGGAACAACCACCAATTTTACTTATATTGGTGCTGAAGGATTGTTTAAATCTAAAAAAAGAACAGCAATAGGTTTAGGAGTTGGGATTAATAGAAATTTTAAATTAGCTCTAATGGGTAAGTTTTATTGGAAATTGGGTAAATGAGTGATCTTAAAAAGATATTAAAAGAAGAATATATAAAATGCGCTACTGATCCTGTGTATTTTATGAAAAAGTACTGCTACATCCAACACCCACAAAGAGGCAGAATACAATTCAACTTATACCCATTCCAGGGTAAAGTTTTAAGACTTATTAAAGAAAACCCATATAATATAATATTAAAATCTCGCCAATTAGGGATATCAACTTTAAGTGCTGGTTATTCTCTATGGTTAATGCTATTTCATGAAAATCGTAATGTATTAGCTCTAGCTACTACTCAAGCAACAGCTCGAAATTTAGTTTCGAAGGTACAATTCATGTATGAAAATTTACCAAGTTGGCTAAAAATAAGTTCAGTTGAAAATAACAAACTTTCATTAAGGTTAAGTAATGGGTCAAAAATTCAAGCAAAATCCTCTAATAGTGAGGCAGCACGATCAGAAGCTGTATCATTGCTAATAATAGATGAAGCTGCTTTTATTGATAATATTGCAGAGACATGGGCATCTGCTCAACAAACCTTAGCTACAGGTGGGGGTGCTATAGTATTATCAACCCCATATGGTACGGGTAACTGGTTCCATCAAATGTGGGTGAAAGCTGAAACTGATGCTAAAAATGAATTCCTTCCTATTAGACTTCCATGGGATGTACACCCAGAAAGAGATCAATCTTGGAGAGATAAACAGGATGAATTATTAGGAGATCCTAGATTAGCAGCGCAAGAATGTGATTGTGATTTTAGCACATCTGGTGATACTGTATTTTATAGTGAATTCTTAGAATACTATGAAAAGACATTTATTTCTGATCCTCTAGAAAAAAGGGGAGCAGATCAAAACTTATGGATATGGGAACCTGCCGATTATTCTCGATCCTATATGGTAGTAGCAGATGTAGCTAGGGGTGATGGAAAAGATTACTCAGGATTTCATATATTAGATATTGAGAATAATGTTCAAGTTGGAGAATATAAGGGGCAATTAGGTACTAAAGAATTTGGTCACTTATTAGTAGGAATAGCTACAGAATATAATAACGCATTATTAGTAGTTGAAAATGCTAGTATTGGGTGGTCAACTATTCAAACTATAATAGATAGAGAATATTCTAATTTATATTATTCACCTAAGAGTGGAGAAATAGATGCTAATTCGTATTTTAGCGAATATATGGATACTTCAAAAATGACAGCTGGATTTTCAATGACTTCAAGAGTTAGACCAATTTGTATAAGTAAATTCCAAGAAGCAATTTCTGATAAAGGAGTAACTATCCAATCTAGACGTTTAATAGAAGAAATGAAAGTGTTTATTTGGAAAAATGGTAGAGCAGAAGCACAAACAGGATATAATGATGATTTAGTAATGCCGTTTAGTATAGGGCAGTATATGCGTGATACAGCGTTTAAATTTAAACAACATGGAATTGATTTAACTAAAAGTATGTTAAATAATACCACGACAACTAGCCAAAAATACTCTGGAGGATATTCATCTCAGGTTATTAAAAATCCTTATAAAGTTAACAATCCCTACTCTGAGGGTGGTAAAGAAGATATCTCATGGTTATTATGAGGTACTAAAAAATAATAAAACAAACAAACAAAATGTCAGACAAAAAGTTATTTACACGATTAAAGAGATTATTTTCAACTGATGTTATCATCCGTAATACAGGAGGTAACCAGTTAGGGGTAATGGATATTAATAGAATCCAACAAACTGGAGAATTTGAAACTAATGCTCTAGTAGATAGATTTAATAGAGTCTACACAAATTCCGGAACTTCCCTATATGGCTCCCAAAACTCCTTTAATTATCAAACTCTACGTCCTCAACTATACTCTGAATATGATGCTATGGATACAGATGCTATTATAGCATCAGCTTTAGACATTATAGCAGATGAGTCTACTTTAAAAAATGATATGGGAGAAGTGCTCCAAATTAGAAGTAGTGATGAAGACATCCAAAAGATATTATATAATCTATTCTATGATGTAATAAATATAGAATTTAATCTTTGGCCATGGGTTAGAAATATGTGTAAATATGGTGATTTCTTTTTAAAATTAGAGGTTGCTGAAAAATTTGGTGTATATAATGTAATACCATACACAGCATTTCATATTGAAAGACAAGAAGGATTCGATCCTGAAAACCCATCAGAAATACGATTTAAATTTGATCCTGAAGGTGTATCCGCTTCTAGTTATGGGTACTATAATGTCCCATCATCAAGAGATTCACATGAAAATTCACTATTTTTTGATAATTATGAGGTTGCTCATTTTAGATTATTAACTGATATGAATTTCTTACCTTATGGTAGATCTTATATTGAACCTGCTCGTAAATTATTTAAACAGTACACTATGATGGAGGATGCTATGTTAATACATAGAATTGTTAGAGCTCCTGAGAAGCGTATTTTTTATATAAATGTAGGTAATATAGCACCTAAAGACGTTGAAGGTTTCATGGAACAAACTATCAGTAAAATGAAACGTACTCCATATATCGATCAAGAAACTGGAGATTACAACTTAAAATATAATATGCAAAATCTTCTTGAAGATTTTTATGTACCAGTTAGAGGAAATGATCAAGCTACTAAAATAGATAATTTAGGAGGATTACAATATGATGGTATTCAAGATGTTGAATATTTAAGAGATAAACTATTTGCTGCTTTAAAGGTTCCAAAAGCATTCTTAGGATATGAAAAAGATCTACAAGGTAAAGCAACATTAGCAGCTGAAGATATAAGATTTGCTCGAACTATAGAACGTATCCAACGAATTCTAGTATCAGAACTCCAAAAAATAGCATTAGTACACTTATATTCTCAAGGATATAGAGATGAGGATTTAAATAACTTTGAATTATCTTTAACAACCCCATCAATTATATATGATCAAGAAAGAATAGCATTGATGAAAGAAAAAGTAGATTTAGCTACTTCAATGATGGAAGGTAATCTCTTACCTACAGATTGGATATATGAAAATGTGTTCCACTTAAGTGAAGATCAATATGATGAGTATAGAGAATTAATTAGGGAGGATGCTAAACGTAAATTTAGAATAGCTCAAATTACAAATGAAGGTAATGATCCATCAGAAACAGGTAAATCATATGGTACGCCTCATGATTTAGCATCCTTATATGGTAAAGAAAGAATGTATTCTGAACCTGGTAATACACCTGATGGGTATGATGAGGATAGTAAATTAGGAAGACCTAAAACATCAGCATCAAATATCAATAAACAAGATAACGCGTTTGGTAAGGATAGATTAGGAAGAGATGGAATGAAACATGATAAAGACTCTTCAGATTCAATTAAACCAAAGTTTAAAGGAAACTCACCTTTAGCTTTAGAAAGTAGAGATATTTCACCTGCACAAAGAGGCATGTTAGATAAAATTCCAACCACCAAAAAGCAGTTAGTATTTGAAGAGGATAAAGGTGGAGAATCATTATTAAATGATAAACAAATACGTGAATAATCAATCCCAATATATTTATAAATAAATATTATAATAGAATGAAAATAAAACATTCGAAGTATAAAAATACCGGTATCCTTTTTGAGCTTCTTGTAAGACAAATTACGGCCGATACTTTAGAAGGAAAAGATTCCCCCCTCAAAAATATTCTACGAGAATGTTTTGTAAAAACTGAGCTAGGGAAAGAATACAAGTTGTATGAAACTTTATTAAAAGAAACCAGCATAACGGAAACTAAGGCAGATATTACAATCTCTACCCTTTTGGAATCTTCAAAATTGTTAAATCGTAGAATCCTTAAAAACCAAAAATACAATCTAATTAAAAGAATACAAGAACATTACGATTTAAATAAGTTCTTTAACCATAAGCTACCACATTATAAGGTTCAAGCAGCATTTTATACTCTCTTAGAAATCCAAAGTACTAATCCTACCCCATCTCCAGAGCATATTATATCTAATAAAATGACAATATTAGAATATTTAACTGTTGCTCCTATAAAAGAAAACCAAGTAAGGGATAAAGTTTTAGAGGAACTTGACGCAGGTGGTAAAGATTTAAGAATCTTAACTTACCGTATTTTAATGGAAAAGTTTAATGATAAGTATGAAAACTTAAATAATGACCAAAAAGAAGTACTAAGAGAACTTATATATTCAATTGATAATAAACCTAAATTAAAGGAATTTTATATTAAAAAATCAAAAGAAGTTGTTAAAAATCTAAAAACTTTAAATAAAAGTGTAAAAGATGAAGTAATTAAGATAAAAATTAATGAAGTAATATCTTTAATTCCCCTTAAGATTAAACAAAATAATATAGCTGATGAGGATTTAATTAACTTACTCCAATATTGTGATTTAGCAAAAGAATTAGAAGTAGCAAATGGGTAATCTTAAAGAAAACATATCATCTGTTATTAAATCTCTTAAAGAGGGGGAAGATTTCATCTCAACCAAAACATCAACAGATCCAGACACTGGAACTATATCTTGGGACATTGAATACAAACCAGATTTAGATTCTTTACATGATGAAATGGTTAGCGTAATTGATAAGTTAAAAAAACTTGAAGTTAAATTAGGAAAAAAAGAATCATTAGAGCATATGACCAAAGCTCAAAATGTAAAAAAGCTAGCCCAAACTCTAAAAAGAAGATTTAATTCTTTAAAAAAGGACATTGAAAAAATATTTCCCCAAATAGAAGAAGTATCATCTACAGGACAAGGTGGGGCTTCTTTTACACCGGGCTCTGGAGCTAATTATGCTACCCCAAATGCTTTTAGTAAACGTAGTAAATCTAAAGGAGCTAAAAATAATTATTACTATAAGATGGGATTTAAACCTGTACCTAAAAAAATAAAAGGATCAGGTTTAGAAGTAAAACAATTATATGAGAATGAGTTTACTGAGTTCCATAAAGAAAGAATAAACATATTTGATAAAATAGAGAAAGAACTTAATGATCTTCCTCCTATGATATCAAACGCCAAAAATAAAACAATAGCATACTATTCAGAAAACCCAGGTTCATATGAAATCGTAAATTCAACAGATTTAATTTTAGATTACATAAAAGATATTAAAAATTTACTTAAAGGAGAAGAATGAAAACCCTACAAGATCAATACAGACTAATTAAAGAAGGAAAAGGACACAAAGGAGTATTCCTAAAAGAAGCGAAAACTCAATTTCCACAATACATTCGTAATGCATCAACCTTCGATGAAACTACCCTCATTTTGAAGGATAAGGGAATTATTAATGAAAATATAGTAGGTGTGGGAGCTATTAACTCCCCCTTTATAGTTAAGGAAAAGGAATCATATGAAACTGCTTTTGAGAAATATTTAGGAGAAGCTAAAAAGAAAGAAGAAACTAAAACTGGAGTTAAGGCTGTTGAAAAACAAACTTCCCAAGAAGTAGAAAACATACTATCTCATAACTATGATCAAAAGGATAATAAAGATATAAACAATCTTATATTTGATCAAGTAATGACAGGATATTATGCTGAAATGAAAGATCCTAAAAACGCCGATAAAACTATGGAGGAGTTAAAGTCTATAGTTTGTAAAAACTTAGAAAAAGATCCTATATATTATACTAAAAACGGTCAATTTGGAGTTAAAGATTTAGGATATGAAACTGAAGTACCTGGTTTAGGCACTCCTAAAGAACCAAAAGGTCCTTATAAATCAAGTGGGTATGGTACTTTAAAAGAAGGTAAAATCAATTTCCAAGATCAAAAATATTTTAATGATGCACGAGACCTAGCATATGGTATGGGGTTAGATAGATATACTGAAAGACAATTAACAAGTGCCATTACTACTATGGAAATGGACTCTAAAGAAATACAAGATCTCCACCCAGAATTTGATGAAGATATTTTACAACTCCTCCCAACAGTATTTGCTAAATTAGATAATGAAGTAATTTTTAATGGTACTAAATATAAAGTTATTGATAGAGGTGAGTATAATATTACTTTAGAAGATGGAGAAGGTAACCAAATTAACCCAAATTACAGCCAATTCAAAAAAGGAGAATATAAACCAAATCTACAAGAAACTAAATTACGTAAAGTAATCAATACATTAGTTAAACATCAGATTCAAGAAAACGTTCAAAAAGAATTACAACAAATTGATAAAGAAGCCCAATTTGAAATTTTAGCATCCAAATTAGAAAAGATTGAGGCGGCTGTAGAAAAACGTCAATCTCAACTTGATAGACTTGATGAAGATGAAGATTTAAAAAATCTAACAGATAAGAAAAAACTTAAAGCTCTAGCTAAAGATATTAAAGTATTAGAAAAAGCTAAATCTAAAATAGAAAAAATATTATCTAAGAAAGACAAATCAGAAATGTCACAACCTGAAATTATAGATGATGGGATGATTGATGAAGCTGATGGAGATGTTGATGATGCTAAAACTACAGCGGATGAAATGGAAAGAGCAGCAGCAGCAGCTAAAGAAATAGGTGATACTGAATTGTTTGAAGAAGATGAAGATGAAATATCTGAATCTAAAATATAATTTTTATAAAACATGAGCAAACAAATACTTATAGAAACCCAATATTTTACCCCAACCAAATTTTCCATTACAGAAGGAAAATCAGACAGGGGCCTACCTACAGTCCAAGGAATTTTAGCTACAGCTGAAATTAAAAATGGAAATGGGAGATACTATAAAAAAAGCTTATGGGAGCGTGAGATAAATAACTACATGGAAAATGTTAGAGATAAACATGCATGTGGAGAATTAGACCACCCTGAATCTTCAGTAATAAATCTAAAAAATGTGTGTCATAATATCATAGATATATGGTGGGATGGTGATAATATTATGGGTAAAATGGAAATTCTTCCTACACCTTCTGGAAATATTTTAAAATCACTTATAGATAGTGGTATAAAATTAGGTGTATCTTCTAGAGGAATGGGTTCTTTAAAAGAAGATAAAAGTGGAGTACTAGAAGTCCAAGATGATTTTGATTTGCTATGCTGGGATTTCGTCTCAACACCTTCAAACCCAGGATCATATATGAATACTCTTAATGAAGGATTTACTTCAACTCCTAATCACCAAAACTCTAATACTGATCCCTATAAAAAGGTACGAGGAGTAATTACCGAAATACTATGTACTAATAGTACTTGTCCTGTTTTTTAACATAGACCCAACAGAACATTACTACTTCCCGCAGTTCAACAATCTTCCACATACGTATTAATGAATATACTGTGATATATACAGTATCCCAATTTAATTAATTCTATTACGTTTCCAATAAACGTACTTTCCAAACAAACAAACAAAAATTTAGGAAAAATGGCAACAAACAGAGATTTGCTTAAAGAAGCAATCGCCGATGCTAAAACTGTCAAAAACATGGCAATAGCAAACGCAAAAGCAGCTCTTGAAGAATCATTTACACCTCAACTAACAAGTATGCTTTCTCAAAAAATCCAAGAAATGGATATGTATGAGAAAGAAGAAGAAGAAGTTGAAGAGGGGAAAATGGCTTATGAAGGAGAAGAAGAAGATGAGGATTTAAACTTAGAAGAAATTCTAGCAGAGCTAGAAGAAGAAGATGAGGATAAAGACTTAATGAAAGAAGAAGATGATGCTGAAGATGTAGAAGATGAAGCTGAAGATGCAAAAGATGATGCTGAAGAAGCAGAAGATGATGCTGATGAAGCTTTAGATTTAGAAGACATGACTGAAGATAGTCTTAAAAAATTCATTGAAGACGTAATTGCTGATATGGTTGAAACTGGTGGTTTAGAAGCTGGTGACGATATTGAAGGTGAAGAAGTTGAAGTAGAAGATGAATTTAAAGTAGAAGATGAAGATGAAGAAGTTGACATCAATGAACTTATCGCTGAAATTGAATCTCTTGAAGAAGAAGGATTTGGAAAAATGTCAGCAGATCCTGATACAGGATTCAGTTCAATGGGTGAAAAAGCTTTAGATGAAGAATCAGAAGCAGAACGTGCCGACGTAGACAAATATGAATACGAAAAAGGTAAAGAAGCTGGTGAGGAATTAGATGAAATCTTCGGACTCGGTAAGAAATCAGCAGGTGGAACATCATTTGTTAAAGATTTTATAAAAAAGAACTCAATGGAGATCGATAAAATCAAGACTATGGATGATGAGAAGCAACGTCTTACAGCCCTTAAACCCCTTATAATGAAATTTATGAAGGAAAATGGTAGTAAGATGGATAGTGGAGCTATGAGAAGTGATGTTTCTGTTTTACGTGGTATGGCAGATGTTGCTGGATTAGGTGGAGCATCTAAAGGATCTGTATCAACTGCAGAATCACTTCAACGTGAAAACAAAATGCTTCGTTCTAAACTTAAGGAAGTTAAAGCTGCAAATGGAGTATTAAACTCTGAGCTGAACGAAATCAATCTTTTGAATTCTAAACTACTCTACACAAACAAAATCTTCAAAGGAAAAAACTTGACGGAAAGTCAAAAGGTAAAAGTACTATCTACATTTGATAAAGCATCTAACGTAAAAGAAGCTAAATTGATATTCGAAACTTTCTCAGATAGTTTCAAAACAACTAAGAAATCAATTAACGAAAATTACGGAAGTGCATCAAGCATGTTAAGAGGTACAAGTAATAAAAAACCTATCATACCAGTTGATGACGCATTCAGAAGAATGAAAGAATTAGCTTTTTATGATAAGAAACACTAATTTTAAAAAACAAAAACAAAACAAAAAACAATGTCAAATTTAAATTCACTTTTAGAAAGCTCTGCTTCCAACTGGAAGAACATGCAGAGTGATGCCGCTAAAATGGCAAACAAATGGGGAAAAACCGGATTGTTAGAAGGCCTTGATGGAGAGGTTAACAAAAACAGTATGGCAATGATCCTTGAAAATCAAGCTAAACAGCTTGTAACTGAAGCTTCAAACACTAGCATAGGAGGAGGAACTTTCTCAGCAGGTCAAGGTTCACAATGGGCTGGAGTAGCTTTACCATTAGTACGTAAAGTATTCGGTGCTTTGTCAACTAAAGAATTCATGTCGGTTCAACCAATGAATTTGCCTTCAGGTCTAGTATTCTTTTTAGATTTCCAATACGGACAAACTAAACCGTTAAACTTCGGACCAGCAGGAGATGCTTTCACAAGCCCAGCTTCAATGTATGGTAACACTAACCCAGCGGGTGGTGCTGACCCATCAGGTGGTCTTTACGGAGCAGGTAGATTTGCTTATACAACGAACCAATTCACAGGTTCAGCTACCACTACAGTAGCTACAGCTTCTTGGGAGCAATTACATTATGCTAGCGAATTATCAGCTTCAGTAGCAGCTGGTGGTTATACTTCAGTATCAATTCCAGCAGCATCTTTAGAATTACCTGATTTAAAAGGAGTTAGAGCATTTACTCTATCTTCAGGATCAACTAATCCAAATGATGCATCATTAGCATTACTATTACCACAATACACAGAGTATGATGGAACTAATATTTACTTTATCTTTACAGGTGCAGTAGGTGCAGCTAATATACCTTTAGCAGCAGCAGATAATGTTATACTATATAACAAACAACCAGCAGATAATTTCAGAGGTGACTTTGAAGATGCATCAGGAGCTGGATATGCAAATAACCAATCTGATACTGCACTTAAAATTCCAGAAATTGATGTTAAATTGAAATCTGAAGCTATTGTTGCCAAAACTAAAAAGTTGAAAGCACAATGGACGCCAGAATTTGCTCAAGATTTGAACGCATACCAATCTTTGGATGCTGAAGCAGAATTAACTGCAATCATGAGTGAGTATATTTCATTAGAAATTGATTTGGAAAACTTAGATATGCTTATCCAAGATGCATCAGCTGCTGATGAGT